AACGGAAGAAAGAAGAGAAGGTTGATGATGCTCCCGCTCAGGAACAATCCACTGGCAGCGGTGGTGGCACAACCCAGAATGTTCCCTCTCAGGAACAAGGTGAGAATGCCAACGGAAATGCCAACGAGGAAAGTAATGCCAATGAAGATGCTCCCGTTGGCAATCAATCTCGGCAAGGGGGTGGAAGTGCTTCTGGTCCTGGTGAAGAACGTTCTGAAACTCAGAAAGCATTTGATCAAAATGCTGAGAGACTCAATAATAAAACTTCTTGGTCTAATGGTTCTGAGTATGTAGAACGTGGGAAAAATAATATTGATGAGATCATTGTTTCTTTCAATGACTTACACAACTATATTGAATCCTGCTGGAAACAGAATGTAGAATGTCGTGGAGATGACATCTTCCAAAATGCTGATGAAGAGTTCCGTCAGTTTAAATCAAATGCTCAGAAGGAAGTAAACTATTTGGTAAAAGAGTTTGAGTGTAAGAAGTCTGCTGATGCTTATGCAAGGGCAGCAACATCTAAGACTGGTGTTCTTGATACTTCGAAGCTACATACTTATAAGTACAATGATGACCTGTTCAAGAAAGTGACTGTTCTGCCTGACGGTAAGAACCACGGTATGATTTTTATTCTTGACTGGTCTGGTTCTATGACTCAGATTATTGAATCTACCGTTAAGCAGCTGATTAATCTTATGTGGTTCTGCCGTAAGGTTCAGATTCCTTTTGAACTGTATGCCTTTACCTATGAGTGGAATAACTGTTTGATTAATCCTGAGTATGAATACACTAAAGAAAAAAGTGTTCGTGAGCACTTGAAGCTTGGTATTCACCAGCGAACCAGTCTGCTCAACTTTGTTTCTTCTTCTGCTAACCCCAAAGATTTTGAGAAAGCTATTCTTAATCTCTACCGTTTTGCTTACTACTTTGGTCCTAGATATTTCTATGACAAGTACACTGTACCTGTCGGTTGTGATCTGAGTGGTACTCCTTTGAACGATGCTATTCTCACTCTTCATGAAATTATTCCTTATTTCAATAAGAAGACCGGTTCTCAGAAAACTACAGTATGCATCTTGACTGATGGTGAATCTGCTGGTTGTCAGTATAGTGTGAAAGTTGAGCGTACTAATAGCGAATACTTTGGTGTTCGAACTCTTGATGATGGCAATCAACTACGTGATCGTAAACTTGGTAAAACTTACGCTATCTCGGATAACTACTTCGGTGCTACTCAAGCACTAATTCAAAACCTCAAAGACAATTTTCCTGAAGTTAACTTGGTTGGATTCCGTATTGGCACCACTGGTGATTTTACTTCTGCCTTCCGTCGCTATGCTACATCTGGTCAATATGTTCCTGATAACATCATGAAGAAGTGGAGGAAAGAAAAATCATGGGAGTTCAACAACGTTGGTTATGATTCCATCTATTACATGGCTAACAGTAGTCTCTCTTCTAATAATGACTTTGAGGTGGAAAGTGAGGCTTCCAAAGCACAAATTACTAGAGCATTTAAAACTATGCTAAAATCTAAGACAACGAACAAAAAAATCTTGTCTTCCTTTGCTTCGGTGGTCAGCTGAAAAACTGGACCATCATCGGAAAAAATCCGATCATCCTGCCCTATACTAACTACATCAACAACAAACACCCATGGCACTCTCTGCTAACTACATTCTGACCTCCCTAACCGAACTCTACGGCACTGACATTTCCTCTGCTGATGTCAAGGGTTGGTGTGCTATGAACAACACCAGCTATCAGACCGTGACCAAGAAACTTGAGCAATACAAGACTAGTCGTGGTAAGTGGAACTTGACTGTTTCCGAAGCACGGGAACAAATGGAACAATCGTTCGCTTCTATCACTCGTTCTCTGGTTCCTGAGAAAGATCAGACCTTTGTTCCTTTTGGTAACTATACTGATCTCAAGAAGATCATTCAATCACGTATTTTTTATCCTACCTTCATTACTGGTATGTCTGGTAATGGTAAGACCTTCGGTGTTGAGCAAGCTTGTGCTGCTCTCAACCGTGAACTCATTCGTGTAAACATTACCATTGAAACCGATGAAGACGACCTTATTGGTGGGTTCCGCCTTGTTAATGGCGAGACGGCATGGCATGACGGTCCTGTCATCGAAGCCCTCCGCCGTGGGGCAATCCTGCTTCTGGATGAAGTGGACCTTGCATCTAATAAGATTCTTTGTCTCCAGTCCATCCTTGAAGGTAAAGGAATCTTCCTAAAGAAGACCGGTCAGTATATCCAACCTGCTGCTGGTTTCAATGTGATCGCTACTGCCAACACTAAGGGCAAGGGTTCTGATGACGGACGCTTCATCGGCACCAATGTTCTCAACGAAGCTTTCCTTGAGCGCTTTGCTCTCACTATCGAGCAAGACTATCCTACTGCTTCTACTGAACTAAAGATTGTTGAGGGTATCGCTCTGGATCTTGGCATCGAAGATCGTGAGTTCTGTAAGTCTTTGGTTGATTGGGCAGACATTATCCGTAAGACTTTCAAGGATGGTGGCATTGATGAAGTAATTTCTACTCGTCGCCTTGTCCATATCATCCGTGCTTTCAGCATCTTTGGTAAGAAAGAGAAAGCAATCAAGTCCTGTATTAATCGTTTCGATGATGAGGTGAAGGAAGTGTTCTGGGATCTTTACACCAAACTGGATGTTGATGTTATCCAAGAGATTCGTAACGAGAACTTTCCTGAGGTGGTGAATGACTGAAAGACAACCAACCGTCGTGTCCATTACTCTTGGACACGACGTTCAAGAAGACTGGGAGAGCTACCAAGAATGTATCCGATCTCTTTTAAATGAAGAACCAAACATCAACAAGTTCCTTTACTACATTGGCAACTATGGCACATACAGATACCCAATCCAACCTTCGTGAAGAGTTTCATGGATGGGTGGGAGCTCTGGCACGTCTTAAGTCCGGTGAAATCGTGAAGATTAAAGGGGGACATAAGTTCACTTTGTTTGTACAAGATCTTGACGGCACTATCAAAGAGTGCTATCATGATGATCTAGTTATGATTATGGAGGCTTGATGGAACACCAGTGGAAATATGACGAGGAAGAAATCCTCAAAGACATTCGTGAATATGTGAGCGGCACTTATCGTGGTCACTATGCATCTGATGAGCATGAGTTTAAGGGTGTACAAACTATTGATTTGATGGCAGCAAAAGATTTAGCTTCTGGTTTCTGCCAAGCAAACATCTTGAAGTATGGCAGTCGCTACGGCGATAAGGATGGCAAGAACAAACGTGACTTGCTAAAGGTTATCCACTATGCTATGCTTCTACTCCATTTCGATGGACACTACAAATCCTCTAACTTTGATACCTATAATCAATGAGCACTGTGAACGTAACTACTCAAACAATTGAGGTTCTTAAGAACTTCGAAAACGTCAACAAATCTATCATGGTTCGGAAGGGTAACCTTCTCAACAGCCGAAGCATTGGGCAAAACATTATTGCTGAGTATGAGTGTGAAGAAAAATTCCCTCGTACCTTTGCTGTCTATGAGCTGTCTCAGTTTCTCAATGGACTGATGTTATTCGAGAAAGCACCTACCTTGGAGTTTGCTAACGATGAGTTTGTAAAGATTCGTAGTCAAACTGGTAAGCGTAGCGCTAAGTATTTCTTCTCGGATCCTGCTATCGTAGAAGAAGCTTCCCCAGGTCAACGTGTTCGTTTTCCCGAAGAAGATGTTGTGATGGAATTCCGGATTACTTCTTCTGATCTTTCTTCTATCTACAAAGCATCTGGTATCTATCAGCTGACTAATCTCCGGATTGAGTCTGATGATGAGGGAATAATTCTTACGGCATTTGATCCTGAGAATGAGACTAACAATACTTACAGTCTCAGTCTTTCTGGATCTTCGTCGGCAAAGACCAGTGTGAATATGGCAATTGAAAACATTCGTCCTATGCCTGGTGACTATGATGTTTCAATTACTGACGGTGTGATTACTCGCTGGAAGCACACTACTCTTGACCTTGTATACTATATTGCTGTTGAACCTGATAACGAATGAAGAAGAAGAATTTTTTGTGGGTAGAAGAGTATCGTCCTCAACAGGTTAGCGATTGTATTTTACCTCAATCCAGCAAAACACATTTTCAGTCGTTCCTTGAGCAGGGTGAGATTCCTCACCTTATGCTCTGTGGTTCTGCAGGAGTTGGTAAAACAACCGTTGCTCGTGCTTTGTGTGAGGAACTAGGAGCAACTGTTATGGAGATCAATGGTTCTGATGAAGGTCGTTTGATCGATACTCTTCGTACTAAGATCTCTCAGTTTGCTACAACTGTCGGACTATCTGATACTGCTAAGCATAAGGTCGTCATCATTGATGAGGCAGACAATACATCTGAGACTGTACAGATGTCTCTTCGTCATGCCATGGAGAAGTTTAGTGGTAACTGTAGGTTCATTCTTACATGTAACTTCCCTAACAGGATTATGGAACCTATCCATTCCCGTTGTACCGTAGTTGACTTCAGCATTAGGAAAGAAGAAGTCCAACAGCTACAGTTTCAGTTCTTTAATCGCCTTCAGGATATCCTGAAGGAGAAGGGAGTGGAGTTTGATCAGAAGGTTCTGGTTAAGGTGGTACAGAGGTATTATCCAGACTGGCGTCGTTTGATCAATGAAGTGCAGCGTTACAGTTCCTCTGGTACGTTGGACACTTCTGTTCTTGCTGAGGTAGGTGACCTTAATATTGGTTCTCTTTCTACAGCTTTGAAGAACCGAGAGTTTACCACTGTTCGCCGCTGGGTTGTGGAAAACGTGAACAATGATATTTCTCTTGTCTTCCGTAGGATCTATGATTCTCTGGCACAGGAGTCTGTCATGAAGAAGAGCTCTATTCCTGAGCTTGTTCTTTGTATTGCCAAATACAGTAGGGACATTGAGGTTGTTCCTGACCAGGAAATCAATCTTTTGGCATGTCTTATTGAAATTATGATGAGTTGTGAATTCAAATGAACGTTAAACTAATTCGTATGTGGTCTGGTGAAGATGTTATTGCCGACCTTATTGAGGATGGCACTGATGTGATAACTATTCAAAATCCTATTGTTGGTGTTCCTACAGGACAAGGTAACATTGGGTTTGCTCCTTGGTCTCCTTTGTTCAAAGGAAAGAACGAAGACATTAATGTAGCTAAAGGATATGTAGTTTATATTGCCGAGACTCAACCAGAAATTGAAGAACAATATACTGAAATGTTTTCTATTATTAAATCCCCCTCTAAGAAGTTAATCGTATGACCTTATCTGTTCCCTCTAAATCAGATCTTATCCACCTTAAGATCCAAGCAGCAATGCGTGAGCATGTTTTTGATGAAGACCAAATGAAGTATCTTGGAGAACGAGATGGTGAGCATTGGTATCTTATTGCAAATGAACATGAGGTTCCTGTATCCTCTATTGAAGATTTTGAATATGCTGGTGAAGTATGAGTAAAGTTAAAACTACGCCAGAGAATGTTAAAGAAGCAAACGAAGCTCTCTTTCATGCTACAATGAACCTCCCTAATGCTGCCGCTCATTGTGGTATGACAGAGAGGGAGATGAAACATATCTTTCGTGAATACCTGAAGTACAATGCCCCAGACTATCAAATCCCTGAAGACCCCGCTTCGCTACCCAGGCGGCAA